GTTGCCCACGCCAAGCAATTCATTGATGACGACGGCTTTGGTGGAGCCGGCCAAGACTAACCAACCCCATACAGGAGACAGACATGAAAATTATCGAGACACTTCAGATTGGTGACAATGGTGATGGTACTTACAAGGTGTGGAGTAAAAGCCACGATGAAGTTTGGGGCTGTAACTCTTATGCAGAAGCGTTAAAGATACTTGAACAATGCGTTTGGGGTATTCAGGATGTATACAATGATGCCGTTGTTGAAAGCGAAGCATCACGCGCAGGTTGGTACGATTAGTTAATCCGCCGCGATTCGGGCCCTAATCGAGGCCCGAATCCAGTAAACGACACCTCTTCATCAATACAGGAGACAGCAATGAAAGCGACTATCAAAAATCTCAACGCCTACATACAGGCACGCTACCCAGACCTCGACCTCGAGTTCGTCAAAGGAGAAGGCTATTTCTATTTCGCCGGCGACCCCTACGTCGAGTCAATCTACGTCTACGCACTCAACCAGTGTGGCTATGACAAGTGGTGCGAAATGATCGACGGAGCGCTCGAGAGAGCGTTCAAAACGGAGGAAATGGCACTGGGTTTCTGACGTTAATTTCTACATTACGTTGCATTACGTTACCGTAAACTACACCCGTTTTTAGCCATTACACTGAATTTTGACGTAATGAGGCGTAATGGCAACGGGGTGAATGCCTGAAAGGCCCGTGGAGAGCGGCTTTCAGGCGTTTTTGCATGGAAATAGGGGTGAAGGTATTACGGCGAGATTTTCGTTGCTGTAAGGGCCTGTATGGCGCTCTAGGCCTTATTTTATGCGGGTTCGAGTGGCATGGACCACGGACCACGGGTCAGATTGAAGGAAAAGCCCTTATAGAGGTGTAATCTGAAAAAAAAGAGTTTTATTTTTTTATGTACGTATAACACCTCTATAGACGTAATGGTGTAGATGTTATTTAAAATCAATAGCTTATCTATTACGTTAGTATTACGTCTATGTTTTAACAGACGTAATGGTGTAATGATGTAAATTTTAGATTCATCGCGCGCGGTCCATTTCAGTAGTGAAAAATATTTTTTTGTAGATTACACCTCTATAGGAGCGCTGTATTTGACTGTAAACACCCCTATAGAGTACATTCCCTGCCCTAACACCCTTAGGAGGACCTGATGCCTAAACTCTACGACGAGCCCTGTACGACGCCGGGAATAGTGCCCAAGCAGCACACCCTGTCAAAGCTTGTATCGGGACGAATCCAACGCTATCCATTCTCGGGCATGCTAGTCGGAGACTTTCTTATTCTCATGAGCCCTGACGACGCGCAGAAGGCCAGAAACGCCCTCAAGACATTCTACCGGGACGCTCGAAGTGTGGGCCGTAAGTTTACAGTAAGGCCGAACCGGGAAGGCGTTTGGATTTGCAGGAGAGTCGCATGAGCAAGCGAATGAAAGAGCTGTTCAACACTGTGCCGGTGAAGTCGGCGAAAATGGACAAAATGGAAGAGCGTTTGGCGCAGCCGGTGAAACCTTTGAAGGAACAGGAGAACGCAGTCTCACCGCAGCAGTGGAAGTTCGTGCAAGAGCTCGTCGCAGGCGACGGGAGCGTCACCCTGAGGGAGGCAGCCATACGGGCAGGCTACCCTGAGAAAAACGCTCAGGCGCAAGCCAATAAGCTTACGAACCCAAAATACTACCCGCAGGTAGTCGCAGCGATCCAAGAGTATCGGCGTGAGCTCTCTGCAAAGTACGTGACGAACTTCGACAGGCATATGCGCGATCTGCAGATCATTCGTGACGCCGCTTTGGACGCCGGCAACTACAGCGCCGCAGTAGCGGCCGAGTATCGTCGAGGGCAGGCACTGGGGACCATCTACATTGACCGCAAAGAGATCAGGCACGGCACTATCGACTCGATGAGTAAAGACGAGGTTAGGCGCAAGCTTGAAGAGATTAAAGCCCTATATGGCGCCCCGCCGCAGACTCTGATTGACGTCACGCCAGATGAGCTCGAAGAAAAGCCTAAAACGATGATTGAGGAGATGCGTGATGGCCAGAGGTCCAGAGAGCCTGTTGTACCAGAAAGTGAAGGAGAACTTGCCGAAATCGATGATCACGAGACTGGAGAGTCGGGTGGGACTGGGGATACCGGACTGCATAGTGGGGCTGCTCGGTCAGAGGTTCGTGATGATAGAGCTGAAGGTAGTGAAGAGCGGCCGCAGGGTGAAGTTGAGCCCGCACCAGATAGCTTTCAACCTGAGCCATGGGATGGAGGACCTGCCGGTATTCATCCTAGTGCTGCACCAGAAGACGGGCACGACGAAAGCCAGTGACGCTAAGCTGCTGCTTTACCACGGCCGCCAAAGCCAAGACCTCTACGGCCAAGGCGTCGACGCTGAGCCGCTTGCTTGGTGGCCTTACGACGACGTTGACTGGCATGAGCTGAGGTATAAGCTCATAAAGTAGCTGTCGCCCCCTTGACGAGTGGCCTCACGATAGCGTTAACTGGGAGGCGTTACGCGAGCAGTTGTCGCGTATGTAACTCCCTTGAGAAGTAACGTATTGGCCCGGCGCCCACACGCCGGGCCTTTTTTGTGTCACGAGTGGCGAATTTCGCCAACTATTGGTAAATCTCGCCACCTGCATCGTATGATGGCTGAGAGCTCGCAGGAGCGACGCTAGGCGTGAGCCTTCCTTACCCACTGCCTCGGAGAGAACGTGACGTGAGCGCCCTGTACGTAAACTAGGAAAGGGGGCTCGGGCAGGGCCGGCCCCGGTGGATTTCGGCCCGACCCCGCCCCTCGGCGCGTGGGCCATGACCCGAGGGTGACCATCCCCGAACCATGGCGAACACAAGATGTAGTGATTTGCGCGGTTCGCGGGCCTCGGAAACAGCTAAGTGCTTGATTTTAAACGAATCACTAATTCCGGTAATTATGATTACCGGAATTAGCGGGTCCCTTGGTGCCGATTCGGATCGTCAAACGAACGCTCGTTCGACGGGGGGCGCGAATCCCGGCCGCGGCGTCTGGCGGCGCCTCTTTAGCCCGATTTCGTATAAATAGTTTGGCCCAAAACAGTTTTGCCCTTTTTGTTTCACGTGGAACATCCTTGCAACCCACCCCCTTTTGTTTAAGAATCAAATCGCTCAAAATTTTTTTGCAAATTTTTTGAAAATGGGTTTTGCATGGAAGAGTACAACTACACCCAGTTAATACTGGCAATACTGAAATACACTCGAGGCCGGTATAGCGTAGAAGAGGTCATGGAAACCGTGGCCTTTATCGAGACCTATGAGGAAGAAGAGCAAGAAGCTGCTATACTAAGCATAGTCAAACAGAAAGAAGAACAGGAACCACATGCTACCTAACGCTGCCCCTGAGGACATCGAAGCCGAACGTCTTCGATTAGAGTACCGTCTAGCTATGCTAGAGGGCCAAGAGAAAGCACAAAATACTTTTCTTGGTTTTTCACGCTACGTATGGCCTGAAGCCATCCTGTCTAGCCACCACGAAAAGATGGCCGCGGCGTTTGACCGTATTGCCAACGGCACGTTGAAGCGCTTGATTATCAACATGCCGCCTCGACACACGAAATCTGAATTTGCATCTTACTTGCTTCCGGCCTACATCATGGGCCGTCGTCCAAGCACCAAGATCATTCAGGCAACGCACACCGGCGAGCTCGCTGTCCGCTTCGGCCGTAAAGTGCGTAACCTCATGGACCTTGATAAATACAAAGAAGTATTTCCTGAAGTTGCCTTGAAGGCCGATAGTAAAGCCGCCGGAAGGTGGGACACTAACGATGGTGGTGAATATTTTGCCGTGGGCGTCGGTGGTGCAATGACGGGCCGCGGTGCGGACATGTTGATTATCGACGACCCCCACTCTGAGCAGGACGCGGCGTCTCAGCTAGCTCTGGACAATGCGTGGGACTGGTACACCTCTGGCCCTAGAACTCGATTGCAACCGGGCGGCGCTATTGTTATTGTGATGACTAGGTGGGGAACCAAGGACCTAACGGCCCGACTACTCAAAGCTCAGTCTAACAGCAATGCGGACCAGTGGGAGGTTATCGAGTTTCCTGCCGTCTTCGATGAGGGCGAACCTAACGAACGTGCCCTTTGGCCGAGTTTCTGGCAACTTGACGAGTTGCGCGCGGTCCGTGCTTCTATGTCCATTCAGAAGTGGAACGCGATGTATCAGCAGCGGCCCACGGCGGATGAAGGCGCAATCCTGAAACGTGAGTGGTGGCGTGTCTGGGAAAAGGACTACATGCCGCGGCTCGAGTACATCATCCAATCCTACGATACTGCCTATTCGAAAAAGGAGACGGCGGACTTCTCTGTCATTACGACGTGGGGCGTTTTCTATCCGACCGAGGACGACGGACCAAGCATCTTGTTAATTGATGTGCGTAAGGGTCGTTGGGACTTTCCTGAACTCAAACGTATCGCCAAAGACCAGTATGACTACTGGCAGCCGGATAATGTGTTGATCGAGGCAAAGGCAACGGGGATCACGCTTCAGCAAGAACTGCGTAGGCTAGGTATTCCTGTCACCATGTATTCACCCGGCGGGCGCCGTGCAGGTCAGGACAAAGTCTCACGGGCCAACTCTGTTGCACCTATTCTCGAGTCCGGTATGGTCTGGGCACCTGAAACGCAGTGGGCGGAAGAGCTCATCGAAGAGTGTGCTGCATTCCCAAATGGCGACAACGATGACTTAGTGGATAGTACCACTCAGGCGTTGATGCGATTTCGTGCGGGTAACTTCATTCAGTTGCATGACGACGAGGATGAAGATGATGAAACTGAGGGACTTGTGCCAGAGTATTATTAGCCCTAAACTAGCGAAACAATAACTCTTTTTCGAGGGCCTCCGCATGGCCAACCAATCTGCACGAGAAATGCTTTCACGGCT